ATAGATAAAGAAACATCTGAAAAAGAAAAAATAAAGCAGAACCAATATTAGATCCATATCCCATCTAATTATTACAAAGTGTAAAAATAATATTAAAATAATATTAAACGAATAAATTTTTTTTTTGTTTTTTACAAAGCCAATATACGCCTACAACTTTCCACAGCATTTCCCACACTCAATACTGTCATTACAGGAACTCCACTAGGACATCTCAACGAAGAATTAATATCAACCTGAATATCACTCTTATCCTTAAATGGTGGACAAGCGATTACTGGAAACTTACTATTAGCAGCAATTACACCCGACAAAGCATTACTCATACCAGCAACGGTAATCCAGACAACTTTGCTACATACTTCCTCAACTTGATTAAGAATATTCATTACTTCCAATGTGTTTTTATGTGCCGATGAATAGAATACTTCAAATTCTAAATTAGCATCCATACAACTAGCCATCAATTTTTCAACGTGCCATTTATCACTAACTGAACCAGCAATAATAATTACACGAGAACAACTAGTAAAGAACCTCTTATATTCTGTATTATTAGTATCGTTTTCAGTAGTTGAACTATTGCTAGTATATGAATTAGTTAAATCTTCTAATAGTTTTGAATAATTTTTGATAAGATTATACTTAATTTCTGTCGGAATTTTATCAGCAATATCAATACCACTCTCAACATCGTCTTTTAAACCATTTTGTGAAATATAATTACGGACAATGTCCTTATCAAATTTATCAGGAGATTGATTAGCATGGAACCTCTCAATATAAGTATCCTTCACCCAATATCTGCTACTATCAGCAGTATGGATTTCGTCCATAAGGATAATTTCACCATTATTAAATCCAAATTCATATTTAGTATCAACTAGTAAATATCCAGCATCATTAGCAACTTTTTCACCAAATGCGAATAATTCCAGTGTCTTTTTACGAATATAAAACCACTGTTCTTTTGTAAGAATTTCTTTGTTAATTATTTCTGAAACAGAAGTTGGGTCATCATTCTCATTCTTAAGAGTTGGTGTAATGACAGGTCTTGCCAATCTACCATTTTCAGTTAAACCGTCGCTAAATCGCATTCCACAAAATAATCTGTTATCCTCTTTATCACTAGAATAATGACGCCAAAGACTACCAGTAATAAATCGACGAACAACAAATTCCAATTTAATAGGAATACATCTTTTAACTGTCATTTTATTATCTTCGACATTCAACATATGATTTGGGATAATATGACGAGTGTTATTAAACCACCATTCTGCTGTTTTTGTAAGTAAATCACCTTTTCCAGTAATATTACAAATATGATGATTAAAGGCACTACATCGGTTAGATTGAACCATTAACAGTTCATCTTCTTCACTAGACATATGTACATCACGTACTTTACCACGGTAAATCAAATCACGCTCCATTTTAAAAATTTTTCGGTAATATAATTTTATTTATTATGTGTTCTGTTTATGTTAAATTATTTTTTTCCTAATATTAATAAATAATTATGAATAATCAACAATTAATAAAGGAATTATACCTAAGTAATAAACAATTGCGTGAATTAGTTAGACATAACAATACATTACTAGAGGGAAAATTCACACAATTGAATGATAGAGTTGATAACTTACAAACAGATATTGATTATATAAAACAACAAAATCAAATAATTATTAATACATTAATTTTATTAAAACCAAAGGAACCTAAATCAATACCAATAGATACTTGCGATTTAGATGAAACAGATAGGAAACTAGAAGCCTTATTACAATTCAATACAACATCATCGTCAATAATAGGTTCTCCAAATGTAGGCAGTTTTAATGATATTAATAGTTTTAATGATATTAATAGTTTTAATGGTATAGGAAAATCAATAGAAGATTTTATTACACTAGAAGATATTAATGATGATATTGAATTAGACAATAGTAGTTAATTTATCTCTTTGAATGTATAAAAATTATATATATATATATATATTAAATATACTAAATATACTAAATATACTAATAAAAATGGGAGATAAAAAGACTGTAAGATTGGGTAGAAACAATAGTAGTCGCAAAACACGAAAGAGTGAGTATAAAAGTGGCAATAAAAGTGGTAGTAAAGGTGGTAGTAAAATTCTTATAGCAAAAGATGATTATTCTAGTGGCAAAGAACATATTCCAGAATATAAGATTGAAGATGGACCAGCATTTGCACGTGTAAATTTTAATCTGAAAATGGGTCAAATGATATATGCGAATGCTGGTATGATGTCATATATGGATAAATCTATTGCTGTTAAGACTGAAACTCGTGGATTCTTAAAAGGTTTAGCCCGTGCGGTTCTAACAACGTCTAGTATGTTTCAAACTGGATATAAGGCAACAGTTGATAATACAAAACTCAGTTTCGCTTCTCATTTACCAGGTGATATTACACCTCTAGTGATTAGACCAGGTGATAACTATACACTTTCGTCGTTTAGTGTAGTATGTATGACATCAAATATTAAAATTGACACAAAAATGAGACTGAAAGGTATGTTTTTAGGTGAAAATGCGTTCTTACCACAAGCATATATTGATGAGAATAGTAATGAAAATGGTATTATATGGATAGCATCATATGGTGGTGTGGAGAAAATAGATGTTCCTTCTGGGAAAACATTATCTGTTGATAACGGTATGTTTTTAGCAGCGAATTCAAAAACATCATTTAATGTAGGGAAAGTAGGTGGTATTAAGTCATTTTTCTTTAGCGGTGAGGGTTTAGTAATGGATTTCAAAGGTCCATGTTCTTTGTACGTTCAGGGGCGTAATCTAAATCAATTTACACAGTTCATTCAATCTATTGCGGAAAGTGTATCTGGCAAGGCAAAGGGATTAGGTGGAACATTAGGTAGATTGTTTGATTGAATAGTAATATATTAAGTAATATATTAAGTAATATATTAAGTAATATATTAAGTAATATATTAAGTAATATTTCGTAGTAAGAACTGCATTTCCTGGCTGAGGTCGATAGTGTGATATATTTTACTTTGTAGTGCGACTAGACCATCTTTAAATTGCATATCAGCGTATTTTTTATAAAATATTATAAATAGCCCTGCGATTAGTTCTATTCTATTGTCGATTAAAAATAAGGTTTCGTTGCTAGAGTAGTAATTGCGAAGTATTAATTGCATTTTTTCATTATAATATTTTACTAGTGTGAATATTTCCTGTTTTAATAATTCTTTTTTAATATCGTTTATATAATCACGCGATTTAGCCCAAGATGTAATATCCTTGTCCATTCTAATCATTTTCCTAATTTTTTTTACTTCACAAAACTTCTTAAGTTTATTCCCCATACTATCATCTGGACTACCTCCAGTCATATAACCAATCCATATTGATGGCATTACATTAACAAAATGAATATCTGGCATCTTTATTGTAATATAATACTATTGATTTTATTATGAGATGACGCAATCATTAAGCCACCCTGGTGGGAACTCTGGCATACCAGGATATACTTCAGACATATTTTTTTTTCTGTAATCATCTGCTAAATAAGGTATGCCTGTAATCTCACGCATTTCTCTATAACCTAAACCTTCATAACCTTCACCACCTTTCTGGACTATATTTCCATTATCTTTCGTGGATTTCGTAGATTTCGTAGATTTCGTGGATTTCTTTGTTTTCTTTTCAACAACAGGTTGTTTGTTTTTATTAACAAGTGTTTTTGTCATTTTAAAAAAATATAATATGTATACTTTTATTAATTTTATATTATGTTTTTTAATTTTAAGTATTATTATATATATGAATTCTAAATTCTAAAAATTCAATTTAAGACAACAAAATTGAATATATATATATTATGACAAAATATCAATTATAAACAATTGTGTAATATCAAATCAAAACATATAAAACCAAGAAATCAATGTTAAATTCATATTTAAATAAATATTAAATATGGAGGATACAGATATGCAAGAATTAATTAATCAAACTAGAAATAGACATATTAAAAAAGTAGAACAACCTGATGAAAACAAATGTAAAAGATGTTTCTCTACAAAATTAGCAAAAATGAAGGGAAATCTAACTTGTTTAGATTGTGGCTGTTTTGGTCAGAACATAATAATAAATACACAGGAATGGCGTGATTTTGGTAATAATGACAATCGTCGGGGTAATCCGATTAGATGTGGAATGCTAACAAATGAACTTTTGCCCAATGTAGTAGTTAGTTCTGTATTTAATATGAGAGCAGGTAAACATAGTTATCAAATGTCCAGATTACGTAATATGCAAACGTGGGGGTCTATGACATATCAGGATAATACTTTAATGAAGTCTTTTATGGATATGAATATTATATGTAATGTTGCGAATATCAATTCTTGTATTCTGGAGAATGCTAAATTAATTTGTAAGCAAATATATTTAATAAAAACACAAAAAAAAATAAAGAAGAGAACTTTACAAGCAGCAAGTGTATTCAGTGCTTGTAAAAAACAACACGTAGCTAGAGGTATTAACGAAATTGCCGACGCATTTGGAATATCAATGAGAGAGATGAGAAAGGGTTGTAAGTATGTTGAAGATTTATCTACATCTGATAATGACAATGATATTGATAGTCAGGATGATGATGATGATATTCAGTCTGAATATATGCCAACAACGTCGCTTGATTATATTCATAGATGTTGTTCTAAGATAGGTTTAAATGATGAAATATACAAAATGTGTAAGAGTGTTTGTATTTATGTTGAGAAGATGGAATTTTTAGGCAATCACAAACCTTTATCAAGAACTGCTAGTTGTATTACATTAACTTGTAAATTGCTTGGTGTTGAATACAATATTAAAAATATTGAAGATGTGTGTGATATATCAGAAGTTACAATTAATAAATGTAGTAATAAGTTGATGAAACATATTGATAATATTATTAAAAATACAGATTTAGTGAATTTTGTTAATTCTAGTAATTCTAGTAATTGTAAAAAGAGAAAGTAATAATACTAAATTTTAATACTATATTTTAATACTAAATTTTTATCGTTTAATTTTCTTTTATATTTTACATTGCCTTATTAAATTAATATGAATGTAAATTATATTTTAGTAGCTTTGGCAGTTTTAACCATCGCTTGTATATATTTATTTTGGCTAACCTTCAAACAATCCCAAGAAATTCTAGCCTTATCTAGTCGTGTTAATAACAGCGACGTTCTAGATGGTGGAGGAGGAAGTGAAAAAAATAATAAAGTTATTACAGAAGTAATTAAGAAAGTAGGTGAGATTGATAATAATCTTAACGAAGTCAATAAATATATCTTCGGAAATCTAATTCCTAGACTAGAAGGCAGACATTCTACTAATGACGATGTTCAAGCCGAAGAAGACGAAGAAGTTGAAGATGATAATCTAACAGAAACAGATTTAGAAAATATTGAAAGATTAGGAGAAGATTTAGAAAATGACGCAGACGAAGAGAATAATGTTATGTTAGATGATGATGAAGAGAATAATGTTATGTTAGATGATGATGAAGAGAATAATGATGATACTGAATTAAATAGTGGAAATAACTCAGATACACTAGATTTGGAAATTGATGACATGCCTACATTAGATATGAAAGAGTCAAAAATGTCTACTGTTAATATTGATATCCATAATTTAGATGATATTAGCATTAATGCTGATGATGTAGATTTTAGTGATTTAGATGTAGATGATACATCACTTTCTCTTGAAAATTTGAAAAACAAAAGTTTGAAAGAATTAAGAACAATAGCACAAGATGCTGGTCTTAAGGTAAAGGGTAATAAGAATGAGTTGATTAATTGTATTATTAATACATAAAATAACATAACATAAAAAATTTATATTTATTTTAGTTTTTAGTTTTTAATTAGTATTCTGGTAATTTAGTAATAATAAAATCAATATACTTATCCTGTTTTTTTCTGATTTGAACCGTTTCTTTATTTATAAATTTCATATCTTCATTTTTTAAATATGTAGTTATATTATCCATTAATTCAGTATCTTCTTTTAATTTATTAGGTTTATCAACATATTTTGATAATAGTTCGTCCATTATTATATTATATTTTTCCAGTCTATCACCTTGTATTTTGTTAATATCAGTAATAATATTTTGATTTATTTTATATACTTTACCTTCTAGATTACCATCTTCTTGTTTTTCTTGATATATAACATCAACTGTTTCATCGTCTATGTTAATTTTATTAATTATTAAGTAATATAAATTAATAATTTCCTTTTCTTCTAGTAAATCAGTATATTCAGCCTTATGTTTGTCGAAATCTTTTATATTTTCATTGCGATTGACTACATCAAGTTTAATTTCATTAAATAAATTATCAACTATATTTTTCTTTGTAGCAATCAAATCTGTTAACTCATTTTGTCGAGTTGGTATATGTAATAATAAAGGGTGTGTTATTTTTTTTACATATTTTAAATTTTTTTCTTGAGTATCAGCAATTTTGATATTGTCATCTTTATTAACATTTTTAATTAAATATACAGTATTTTTTTTCTGTATTGTATAAAATCTTTTCCCTAATTTTTGATATAAATTATTTAATTCTATTTTATATTGTTTATATTGTTCTGAATTATAATTTTCCATATATTCTCTAACTTTTTTAATAATTTTGTCATTATCAATAATAGGATGGTAATTAATCAAATCTTCATTAATTTCATCAAAACCACCTTCTAGAGTTGAATAATCAGGCTCACTAAAAACAGGAATAATATCAGTCATATTTCTATTATTAACAACATATATTTTATTAGATTTTTAAAACTTAATAAAAATTGATTTTTTTACATTAAATAATATAATTACATTAAATGTACCTCAAGAGGTCATATTTTACCATTCATTATGAGTTTTCAACCTTCTAATAGGAAACTTACTAGAACAATATCTGCACCTCCACATAGCAATGATATTAAAAAAGCATATTTGGAATTACAAGTAAGTTTGCTACTAACAGAGTTAAATACTTATAAAAAAGAAAATAGTATGCTAAGACAACAGATTAAATATAATCAAACTAATAATCAAACTAATGCAGATAATACTGAAATTTTAGTAATAATTTAAATTAAATTTATTTCACACCTTAGGAAAAACATAAAAAATGTAAAGACTAGAAACAAAAAATCTAATCAAATTTTTTTTTTATACATCGTAATTCCAAGTTATTTATTAGAAATATGATTTTTTGGTAAAATTGGCATTTTTAACGAAAATTGAATTTTTTTTATTTGTTATTCCATAAATTATTTCTACAAAGAAAAAACCGCCATTTTATATCTTGACCCCGTGAGAATGTTGTTCCTAGCACCCATAGGTTTTATTAGGTTGAAAGAAATATTCAAATCTAACGTTTTCGGAGACCTCATTAAGAAGCTCCATTACAAGGTTAACACGGAGCTTCTCAATGCGAGAGGGGAGCCTCTTACTTTCGAGGAAGCCTGCAAATGCTCCCTTGATGTCTTCTACTGGGCTGTCAGGGAGACATATTTAGGTAGGTTTAACTATATCCCGTTATTTGTAGAAGGTAACGAGGTCTATGCGCGTTGGACTGGAGAGGAAGCTTCCCAATGTATCTACCTCGGGCAGCTTTCTGACAGATGGTTTACATCATAATAGGACAACCCGACTAGAAACACCCACCAACAAAAACAAACCGGCTAGAAGTCATTTGAATTTCTAATCAAATTTTTTTTTTATACATCGTAATTCCAAGTTATTTAATTTACTTTTCAATTCATCAATTACTTTAATATTTTGTAATAATTGTTTAGGTTCTATTGTATCCGCCTTTTCAGTTTGTTTTTTATTAATAACAGCACTAGTAGATGAAATATAATCATTTATTTTGATAATAGGTATAGAACTATGTTGTGGAATTTGAATTTCTTGTATTTCTAAAATACCTTCCTTATTAATTTGAACATCAATTGAATTATAAATCCAACCTTTTAAAATTTGTGTTTTCTTCTTGTAAAGAAAATACACATTTTCATCATTTTCATTAGATATTAAATAATAACCGTCCATATTATCCTCCGTTGGAATAGATTTCATAATTGATAAGACAGTAATATCAAATGGCAATTTACTAATATCTTTAACTATATTACGTACTTGATTAAGTGTATTATGAATGCCAATTATGCTAGTTTTATCATTAATAGATAGTAATGCTAAGTAATAACTCATATTCAAATATATATTGAGTTTTATAATTTATGGATAGAAAAAAGATGGGTCATATTAATTCATATTTATAATATTTATTTTTCTAATTTTTCTAATTTTAGTAAATAAAAAAATATGGTTCCAAAATTGAATTTAATATATCAATTTAAACAAACATTATATATTACAACTATACAATCTTCAATACACACGTTTATTAATATAAACCAACTATCTACCCTTTAAAATGGCTTCTGTTATCAACTATAACGACTTTAAACCAAAGAATGATTTAAGCACCTTTGGAGCTGTCAAACTGAATCAAAAGTATAGCTTCACTCGAGTCTTTTGTGATAAGACTATTGTAATTAACACACCTGCTCTAGAAGTGCAATTTTCTAAAACCCAAGCCAGAGATAATGGAACAGCATATACTTTTTCGCTATCTTGTCCGAAGAATAACGAAGATGCGTGTAAATTCGTTGATATTCTTGGAAGACAAACTAATGAAGCTTTAATTAAAGCAGCAGTGAAAAATTCACTTAGTTGGTTTGGAGATGAGAAAGACGAAGAAGAAATCTCAGAGAACATATTCAAAGGATTATTTTATGAACCTGCGGAATACGACCCAAGTATTAACTTTAGTATTGCTGATTTTGAAACTGAAAAGATACATTTTGTTGATATCAATAACAAGATTATTAATAATATTAATTTATCAGATAAATTGAGGGACGGGTATCGTATTATCGTAATCTTTGCCATTCCATCATTGACTGTTAGGGACGGTTCTCTTCGTCCTAAGGTTGAAGTTAAATCTATTAAAGTGATTGAACACGGTGAACCATCTAGGCGTCCAAAGGATATTAATGAGTTTGAAAATAAGAAGCTTAAGTTGCAAGATTTAGATACCAAGAAGGGAAAAGACGGTGTCAAACGAGGTAAATTTACTAAGGCTAAATATAATGGAAGTAGTCCATCTTTCCGTCTTACTGGAGTTAAATTGGCTCCATTTGCTTTTGGACAAGAATCAGATTTAGGAGAAGAAGGTGAAGAAAAACGTATGTCATATTCAGTAAGTATGAAACTCGAAGATGAAGACCAATTGAACTTTTTCAAGAAGTTCGATAAAGAAATTCGAGACCAACTTGTTGAAAGGAGCAAAGAATATTATGGAAAATCCAAAAACTTGAAATTGGTTAATGGATTATATAATGGAAGCTATCGTTATGGTAAGTCTGATAAAGAAAAGATTAAGGCTGGAGAACAACCAGAATATTCCCCTACTGTAAACATTAAGTTTGGTGTATGGGAAGGAGTATTCTCTGCTAAGGCTTTTAATGAAAAGAACGCACCAATTGATATTGATATGGTTCAATTCATTACAAATGGCAATGCTGAAAATAAATGTGATCCTCGTAGGAGTTATATTGTTGATATTTATATGAAACATATCTGGTTTGGAACAAAGACTAGTATTTCTTGGGAATGTGGTCGTATTCAATTGATGGAAGGAGTTGAATCAAATCAACAAAAATATTTGTTTGGAGATGAGGCAACTACTGAAACAAATACCAAGTCAAATACCAAGCCAAAAACAAACAATACTCCAATTACTAATAGTGATGCTGAAAGTGCTGCTGAAAGTGCTGCTGAAAGTGATGCTGAAAATGCTGCTGAAAATGCTGCTGAAAGTGGAAGTGGAGCTGAAGAGGATAGTTCCGAAGATGAAGATTAAATAATATAAAAATATTCATAATAATATTCATAATAATATTTACAATAATATTTACAAAATTTTTAAAATTTATTTTTTATTTTTATTGTTTTTTTATTTTTAATTTAATAAATTTATATAATAAAATTGAAAAGGTATTATATTTTATTATAAATATTATTATAGATATAATATTAATTATAACATTAAATAATTTCAAAAATGACAGGATATTTGTGTATGTTTATTGGACCAATGTTTGCTGGTAAATCAACAAAACTCTTACAAGAAGCAAGAAAATATACTAATAATGAACGTTTACTAGTAAAACATTCATCGGATAATAGATATGTTAAGGATAATAACACAAATTACATATCTACTCATGATGGAACATATATACCTTGTCAATCATACAATATGTTATTTGATTTCAACAATAACAATTTAGATAAT